ATAACCAAATCCAAATGGCCAATGCCCAGCGCGAGGCCTACCTGCAACAGCAGCAGGCCACGCAACAGGCGACTTATCAGCAGCCGCAACCCGTTCAACAGACTCAGCAGGTCGATCCTCGAGTCGAGGAGTGGGCGGAAAAGAACAAGTGGTATGGTCGTGACACGGTCATGACCCACGCCGCGTGGGGCATCCATCGCCAGCTTGTCCAAGCAGAGGGCGTTGACCCCAACACGGACGAGTACTATGATGAGCTTGACAAACGCATCCGCGACGCCTTCCCACACAAGTTTGAGGGCGGCTCAGGTGCGCAGGGGAGGGCCCGAAACGTGCAAACGGTTGCCCCCGCCTCGAGATCCTCCGGGATCAACAACGCTGCACGCCGCACTGTCAGATTGACCCCGAGTCAAGTGGCAATTGCCAAAAAGCTGGGCGTTCCCCTTGAAGAGTACGCCAAGTACGTGAAGGAGTAAGTAAGATGTCGGACGCTAAAACAGTAAATCGCACCGCTCGTGAGTCAGATACTCGTGAGAAGTCTGCGCGGCGACGGCCCTGGGCTCCCCCTTCCCGACTTGATGCGCCTCCTGCTCCCATGGGATACAAGCATCGTTGGATTCGCGCTGAAGCCGGTGGTATGGAAGATCGCACGAACATCGCAGGCCGACTACGAGAAGGCTATGAGTTAGTTCGCGGCGAAGAGTACCCCGACTTTCCGGCTCCGACGGTTCAGGACGGTCGCCACGCTGGCGTGATCAGCGTAGGCGGGTTGGTCCTAGCGCGTATTCCGGACGAGAACATTGAGCAACGCAATGCGTACTACGCCAAGGAAGCGAGCGACCGAATGCAGGCTGCGGACAACGAGTTGATGAAAGCCAATGCTCATTCGAGCATGATCATCGAACGTCCCGTTCGCCGTTCTCGCGTTTCATTCGGCGGCCTTAAACAGGCCAGTGAATAACTTTTTTAGAGGATTTATCAAATGGCAAATGTAGACAAAGCCTTTGGTCTCCGTCCTCTCGGCAATCTGTCTGCGACCGGTGGTCAAAAGCAGTACGGTTACGAGATTGAGGATAACCAATCAGGCGCGATCTACCAGGGCGACCTGGTCACGATCGTAGGCGGCTACGTCGTTAAGTTCGCTCCTGGCACGCACGCTGCGGCGCTGGGGGTGTTTAACGGCTGTAACTATGTGGACCCTTCCTCCGGTAAGCCGACTTGGAAGAACTACTATCCGGGTAGCGTTAACATCACGAGCGGCAAGATCATTGCCGACGTGCTTGACGATCCCAATCAGTTGTTCCTCATCCAGGCCGACGAAGACATCGTTCAAGCCGATATCGGCAAGAACGCGGATGTCGTTGGAACGGGCGGCAGCAGCACGACAGGCGTGTCTTCGATGGAGCTGGATTCGTCCACCATCGCGGATACGGCGGCGTTGAACCTGAAGATCGTTGGCCTCTGGGACGTCCCGGGCAACGCGCTTGGGGATTTCGCCGTGGTCGTTGTGAAAATCAACGAGCATCTGTACGGCAGCACTGGCGTTAAAGCCGTAACCTGAGCATAAGGGGCAATAAGACATGGCAATTTCACGTGCACAACTTGTCAAAGAGCTTGAGCCGGGCTTGAACGCCCTGTTCGGCCTTGAGTACAAGAACTACGAAAACGAGCATGCCGAGATTTACTCGGTAGAGTCTTCGGATCGTGCGTTTGAGGAAGAGGTGATGGAGTCGGGCTTCGGCGAGGCTCCAGTCAAGACCGAAGGCGCTGGCGTCGCTTACGACCAAGCGCAGGAAGTCTACACCGCTCGTTATACGCATGAGACCGTGGCGCTGGCGTTCTCGCTTACCGAAGAAGCCGTAGAGGACAACCTCTACGATCGTCTCTCGGCGCGTTACACCAAGGCGCTCGCTCGTTCCATGGCGCAAACCAAGCAGATCAAGGCGGCAAGCATCCTTAACGGGGCGTTTGACACCTCGCTTGGCGGCGACGGAAAGCCGCTCTGTGCGACCGATCACCCGACTCTCTCGGGCCCCGATCTTCGCAACGAGCTTCAGGTATCGGCTGACTTGAGCGAGACCTCGCTTGAGCAGGCGTTGATCGACATCGCTGCGTTCACGGACGAGCGCGGCCTGAAGATCGCCGTCCAGGGCTTGAAGCTCATCATTCCGAAGGAGCTGATGTTCACTGCGGATCGCATCATGAAGTCCACGCTTCGTGTCGGCACCGCGGACAACGACATCAACGCCGTGAAGAACATGGGCATGGTGCCGCAGGGCTACACCATTAACCACTTCTTGACCGACCCGGACGCATGGTTTATTAAGACCGATGCCCCGAACGGCATGAAGATGTTCCAGCGCGTGGCCATCAAAACCGGTTTCGAAGGCGACTTTGATACCGGCAATGTGCGCTACAAAGCGCGTGAGCGGTACAGCTTCGGATTCAGCGATCCTCGCGGAATCTTCGGCTCGCCCGGTTCGCCGTAATACGGCCAAGGCAGAAGAAGGGGGTCGCAAGACCCCCTTTTTTTACCTGGTTTCTTAACGTATAGTTGAGTTATTCCGGGACAACCCGGTACGTCTGACAGGCCCGGCTGACGACATGCAGACAGACGTACCTAACTCGCATGTGAGGAGTTTTTAATGGCTAGTACAACTTTCAGTGGGCCGGTAACTTCTACGAACGGCTTTATCGCCGGCACCGGCGCAACGGTCACCTCGATTCTGACCGCTACTTCAACAATCGACTTCACTTCGATTTCTGCTAACACGACGGCTGATTCGTCTGGTATCACCGTGACCGGTGCTGCGGTTGGTGATGCAGTAATCGTCGGCGTTCCGGCTACCATCGACGCGGGGCTTGTTGTCACGGGTTATGTTTCGGCTGCCGACACCGTTAAGGTTCGTGCTGCCAACGTCACAGGCTCTGCCATTGACCCGGCTTCGGGCTCGTTCCGAGTTGTTGTCGTCAAAGTAGCCTAATAGGAGGCTCGCAATGAGCTTCGCAAGTGATGTTAAAGCCAAAACCGTGGTCGCTACTGGCGACATGGTGAACGGCCGTACGCGTATTCAAGGCGTCTACTACACCTGCACGGGTACGGCGGCTGCGATCACCCTGAAAACGGGCGGATCTGGCGGTACGACGGTGATGGAAATCAAGACGCCGGCGGCTGCTGGTGCCTATGACATCATCATCCCGGACGATGGTATTTTGGCCACGGACGGCGTGCATGCCACGCTGTCTTCGGCTGAAGTCCTCAGCGTCACCTTGTTGTATGTCGGCGGAGCGCCTGCGTAATGAGGCGTAGCGGCATGGGCCTAGCTCTTCGTGGCGGCGGGGCCGTTCGCAAAGGCATGGGCATTAAGACTTCGGTCAAAAGCGGAAACTTTCGCTCAACCAAGTCCGGTGCTGGCATGACCAAAAAAGGAGTAGCAGCGTACCGTCGGGCCAATCCCGGCAGTAAGCTGCAAACCGCGGTGACGGAAAGTAAGCCCAGCCCTGCGCGCGCGAAGCGGCGAAAGTCCTTTTGCGCACGTTCGGCGGGGCAGATGAAGATGTACCCAAAAGCGGCGAAGGATCCGGACAGCCGGATCCGTCAAGCTCGCCGCCGATGGAAGTGTTGAGCACAAATTAGGAGTTTGAGCATGCCTGGCAAGATGAAGATGGTCATGAAAGGTGGCAAAAAGGTCCCTGCTTTCGCTGCTGACGGTGTCGGCAAGATGGGTAAGGGCGGAATGATGGACAAAAAAGGCCGTGCGATGAAGAGCAAGAGTAAAGATGCTCGTGGTCGCGCGATGCGAGGTAAATAACATGGCTGGACGTGGAATGGGTGCCGCTACCAAAGGCGGTGGATGCGTCGGAAGCGGCCCAAAAAACCGTATGATCTCCGAGACCAGCAAGAAAACCGGCCCTGTCATGATGGCAATGGGCGGTGACGTCAATCAGCACAAGGCGATGGCCATGGGCATGATGGGCGGCGGCATGGCCAAGGGCTATAAGAAGGGCGGCATGGCCAAGAAAAAGGTCAAGAAGATGCGCAAAGGCGGCTCTTGCGGTTGACTAGATGGCAACATCCGGCACAACCAGCTTTGACCTGTCGATTGATGATCTGGTCGAAGAAGCATTTGAGCGATGCGGCATGCGGGGAACGAGCGGTTATCAGCTCAACTCCGCACGTCGTTCGCTCAACTTGCTGTTTTTGGACTGGGCAAACCGAGGTCTAAACCTCTGGACCATTGAACAGGCGACTTACACGTTAACTCCGGGCGTTAACGAGATTGCGCTTGACCCGGATACGGTCAACGTGCTGTCCGCCGTCATTCGAGATCCTGGAACAAGTCCTTCTACGGACATCTACATCGAACGAATCAGCCGTTCGGACTACCTGAACGTCCCTGACAAGACCACCCGCGCGCGGCCCGCGCAGTTTTACGTGCAGCGCACGAA